GTCGCATCCACGCCGCGAGAACGGAAACGGTAGCGCAACGCATAAGCGAGGTAGAAATTCAGCTTCTCATCGGAAACACCGCAATCTCTGCAGATCAGAAGAAATGCATAGAGGAAAGCGGCAGTGTGAGAACTGTCTTGCTTAGACACGTCGGCCTGAATATTGTTCTTTCCGTTCATGAGGCTCGCTTTGCCGAGTAGCCGGAGCCGCGCGCTCAGTTCGTCGTCAGACATGCCGTAGTCCATGATCACGTCTTCGCGCAGTAACTTGGCCATGTTCAGGTAAATTAACGGCTGGACATCAGCGAAGTACGCGTTGAACTCCTTGGAGTTGGCGAGTATGGACTGACCGTAGGGCAAAGTGGCGGCGAACGAAGCCTGTGCTTTAGCCTTTGTCTGCGTTTTGAACTCGGCGTCGACGGTAAGGGAACGGCTATCTTCACCGAGAGCGGCACGTGATATGGCCTCGAGTGCGCTCACTTCTGTTTCGGCCAGCCAAGAGACAGCCTTCTCCAGGTGCAATATAGTGGCATCGCCACTATAATAGCACTCCCTGAATCGGTCGTAAATCCGCTTGCCCTCGATCATGTCTGGCGTCCCGAAACGTGCCGACTTTGTCGTAGCAACCTGCCGGTCAATCAGGTTTTTGAACGAATCAAAACCGGAAGAATTGACTTGAATGGCAGCCAGAAGGTGCGAGCGTGGGATGTCATTGCGGACATCTGAGCGTACGACGGGCGGGCCGGGTGCAGAGAAGGAGACGAACCGACGATTAGCCGCAGTTATCAAATCGCGCTCGGTTGGGTCAGGCAACTCAAAGTTGCATTGACTGTCAACGAACTCAACTAGATCAGAGCGCAAAGGTGCTCGCGAAATGGCAACCGAGGACTCTTCATTGTCCAATTCTGGGATCACGACGGCATGCCCCTCAAGCACCAGAGGTGATGACATAACGGCACGTAATTTAGCCAACCTTGACGTGACTCGGCCGGGCTTGATGGGGAACACCAGGTTGTCCAAAGCGCGGGGGTGTAACGTGTGCTCCAGATCAACGCGGCGAGCCCCCACTGCGTAATACCTGGTGGTGGGTACGCGACCGACGTAGGACATCATGAC